CCATGCATGCAGTGGATGAGTTTGTGAATCTGTTTGATACGCCTGCAATGATCGAGGCAATCAAAGAGCGTTACCCAGGTTATGAAGTGGGTATCTATCCAGATGCTTCAGGTGATAACCGTAAGTCAGCAAACGCAAGCGAAACGGATATTGCACTACTTCGGAAAGTTGGATTTAAGGTTTTTGTGAATTCTAGGAACCCTGCAGTAAAAGACCGGATCAACTCAATGAATGGGATGCTGTGCAATACCTTTGGTGAGAGACGCTTATATGTGAATGCTAATAAGTGTCCACACTTTGCGAAATGTCAGGAACGTCAGATTTATGATGTTCATGGGCAGCCAGATAAAAAAGCAGGATTTGACCACATGAATGATGCTGGTACTTATCCGATCGCTTATCTATTCCCGATTAACGAGCAGATCACTCGCATCGATATACCAATGTTTGGATACTAAATATGAGCATTACAAGCAAACACGCTGACTATGAAAAGCATATTAAGACTTGGGAAAAGTTGGATGATGTTTGTGGTGGTCAGGAAGTTATTAAAGCTAAAGGCGAGACTCACTTGCCAAAGCCTACGCTATTCACTTCAAAGAGTGATCCTGATGGTAAGGAGCGATATAAGGAATACTTGCTTCGGGCAATCTTTCCTGGTGTAACCAGTCGAACTTTAGCAAGTCATATTGGCTTGGCTTTCGGAAAAACACCGGTATTTAATCGGCCTAATGATTTGGAATATCTGGATCGTAATGCTGATGGTGCGGGACGTTCTATTTACCAGGTATCACAACGTGCAATGCGGTTAATCAGTCGCAATTATCGCTGTGGTGTTTATGTGGATTACCCGAGTGTAAACCCGAGCCGGAACCGTGCTGAAGATAAGACCAAAGGTGCTTATCCGATGATTCACATCATTAAGGCAGCTGCGGTTGAGGATTGGGACCACATTATTGTTGGCAATCAGAAAAAGCTAAGCTATGTCAAAATTCATGAAACTATTAAAGAGCGTGAAGGGTTTAGTTCGGCCGCGTCTGAGCAATATCGCTTGCTTTGGCTGAGATTCATTGAAAGCCGATTTGTTTATGTGGTGGAAGTCTACAAAAAGAATGAGAAGGGTGAATGGTATTTAGATCAAACATCCACTCCGACTGATTATCATGGTGATACATGGGATTACATTCCATTCACTTTCTGTGGAGCTGTAGATAACTCGGATGAGGTGGGTACAGCGCCTTTGTATGAGCTGGCTGAAATTGAACTCTCATATTATCGAAGTTCTGCAGATGTGGAGGAATCAGCATTTATTGTGGGGCAGCCCACATTATGCTTTCCAAACATCACCCAAGAACAGTATGCCATGGTGAAAGAATCAGGTGCTGGGGTGGGTAGTCGCACAGGCATCCCAACAGATGGCAAGTTTATCCAGGCTGAAAAGAATGGTTTGGCTTATGAGCGTATGCAAGATAAGTGGGACCAGATGAAAGAGCTGGGCGCTCGCTTGATTGAAGTTGGATCTGCAAACAAGACTGCTGAGCAGGCTGGGAATGAAAACTCCATTCAGCATTCAGTCTTGTCGCTTGTAGCGGCCAATATTTCTGAAGCAATGACTATCGCTTTGCGTTGGTGTGCGAAATTTGCCTTATCTAACCATGAACTGAAAGTGGATGAGCTGAGCTATACAATTGCTCAGGATTTCAATAAACCTAAATATGATCCAATTCGCTCTAAATTGATTTACGAAGCCTGCCTTGCTGGTGAATTGCCGATGTATGTTTGGTATCACTACGAGCAGACAGGTACTTTCCCAGAAGATAAATGGGAAGATATCGTGAAGAAAATTGAGCAGCACAACGACGGCACAGAGGGTGAATGATGGATAAGTCAGCGCAAAAAGCCTTACTTGATGCGCTGACTCAGCATCAGGCATATTTGTATCGAGCGTCATCACAATCAGTGAATGAGCTGGTTAAGCAATTTAGCAGCATCTCAAATGCTCAATTACAGCGTTTATCCGAACTGCTTGAGGAATTAACCGATTCAGAGCGAAATGTTCTTAAATCGCTTAATTTTGGCAGTAAAGGGAAGGCATCGAAACGCATTGAAGAAATCAAAACCATTCTTAATGAATGGTTTACTTCAGTTGATGTGGATTTGTCTGAAAAGTTTCACAAGTCTGCTTTGGATTTGGCGATATATGAAGCTGCATATACAGCAAAACTTGCTGGCGATACTGCTGTGGTGGTCGCTGGTGCTGAGATTTATAAGACAGCAAGAAAAATGCCTTTTGCTGGCGGTCAACTGGTTGACTACCTGTTTGCTGACATTGCCGATTCATTGCGTAAAAAAGTGGAGTACGTTATTCGTGATGGTATTTCACAAGGTCAGACCAATCAGCAGATTGTTCAGCGGATTAAAGGTAAGAAGTCTTTAGATTATAAAGATGGATTGCTTAAATCGTCGCGTGAATCGATTGAACGGCAAGTAAGGACTGTGAGAAGCCATGTGGCGAATGTGACTTATGAAGAAACCTACAAGGCTTTGGGTTTTACTCATTTAAAATTTATGGCCACCTTGGATGGCAGGACCTCAAAAACGTGCGGAAGTTTAGACCAGACTGTATGGAAGGCTGGTGATTCAGGTATTAGACGACCACCTTTGCATCCGAATTGCCGATCTGTATTGGTTGGTGTAGATGCTGATGGTGAATTGTCTGGACAACGCCCATTCGTTATGGATGAGCGTAAAGTTAAAGACATCCCAAAAGATGAGCGTAAGGATCTGATAGGTCAGCTTGATGCCAACACTTCATTTAAAGACTTCTTTGATCAGGCTGATGAATTCTTTCAAAGGGAATGGCTCGGCCCAGCACGCTACAAGCTATATAAAGAGGGTAATTATAGCATCGATAAGTTTGTCGATCCTCAAGGCGCTATGTACACGCTCGACGAGTTAAAGGCGCTGGATAAACAAACATTCGATGACTTAGGACTTTAAAACCAATTTTAACCTAGACCCAAACGGGTCTTTTTTTATGCCTGCTGAAAGCGGATGCGGACAGCGTAACGAGCGGATGCTCATTTTAGATATAGGGTCGGATGACTTATGAAATTGAAATTAGACGAAAACGGTCATGTAGTGGTTCAAGATGGCAAACCTGTTTATGTGCATGAGGATGGCAAAGAGGTGGCTTTTGATGCACCACAGACTATTGCCACAATCAGCCGCTTAAACGGTGAAGCTAAAGCGCACCGCGAAGCAAAAGAACAGTTTGAGGCGCAAGCCAAAGCCTTTGAGGGTTTAGACCCAGTGAAGGTGAAGGAAGCGCTAAATACTGTTCAAAACTTGGATGCTAAAAAGCTTGTGGATGCAGGTGAAGTAGACAAGGTGAAAGCTGAAATTACCGAAGCATTAAAACAGACTTATGAGCCACAGCTTCAGCAACTCACACAAGAGCGTGATGCTGTTCAGCAGCAATTACACAAAGAGTTAATTGGTGGTGGTTTTGCCCGTTCTAAGTTCATTCAAGAAAACATTGCTGTACCAGTAGACATGATTCAAGCCACTTTCGGTCAGAGCTTTAAGATCGAAGAAGGCAAGGTTGTGGCGTACGGTGCGGATGGTCAAAAAATCTATTCACGCACTCGCCCGGGTGAAATCGCAGACTTTGATGAAGCCCTAGAAACCTTGGTTGGTGGATACCAGCACAAGGATTCAATTCTAAAAGGTTCTCAAGCTGGTGGTGGTGGATTCCAAGGTGGTGGTCAAGGTGGTGGTGCAAAAACATTATCACGCCAGCAGTTTGAATCTCTTGACCCTGTTGGCCGAGCGCAATTCGCCCGTGAAGGCGGACAAATTCAATAATATTTTTAATGGAGTTTTAGCTTATGGCTAACGATTTAAATGGTTTAATCCCTACGATTTACAATGCGCTCGATACAGTGTCGCGTGAGCTTGTTGGTATTATTCCAGCAGTTTCGTCTGATATGACATTTGAGCGTGCGGCAAAAGGCCAGAAGGTGAAGTCACCTGTTACTACTGGCGCAACTGCTACCGACATTACGCCAGATGTAACCCCGCCAGATGATGGTGATCAAAACGTTGGTTCTGTCGAAATGGAAATCACTAAAGCACGTCGTGTTCCTGTTCGCTGGAATGGTGAAGAAAAGCGTGGTCTGGACAACAATGGCGCATCATACAACGTGATTCTGCGTGATCAGTTTGCGCAAGGTATGCGTACGTTGGTAAATGAAGTCGAAGCAGATCTGGCGGCATTACACCTAAAAGCGTCACGTGCGGTTGGTACTGCCGGAACAACTCCTTTTGCAAGTGGTTTGGGCGATACAGCACAAGCACTGAAGTTGCTTAAAGACAATGGCGCACCAGCATCTGATTTGCAGATGGTAATTGATACTACTGCTGGCGCAAACATGCGTACATTGGCGCAGCTTAATAAGGCGAATGAAGCGAATGATGATAGTTTGCTGCGTCGTGGTGTATTGCTTGATGTACATGGTTTTGCGATTCGTGAATCCGCTCAAATCAAATCACATACAGCCGGTACTGGTGCATTAGCAACTACTGATGCAACAGGTTATGCAGTGGGCGCTAAGGAAATCACGCTTGCGAGTGCTGGCACCGGAACCATCCTTATTGGTGACGCTATTTCATTTGCTGGCGACCCTAACAAATACATTGTTGTTGCTGGTGATACGGATGTGTCGAATGGCGGCAAGGTGACTATTGCGGCTCCCGGCTTACGTAAAGCAATCCCAGCAGCCGCGACAGCAATCACTGTGACTGCTGGTTCTGTGCGAAACATGGTTTTCCCTCGTTCTGCAATTGCACTGGCAACACGCGCACCAGCATTACCGCAACAAGGTGACTCTGCTGTTGACCGTACAATCATCACTGATCCAGTGAGCGGCTTGTCCTTTGAAGTATCTGTATATGCTCAATACCGTCAGGTGCAATATGAAATTGCGCTGGCATGGGGCTGTGCTGCACTCAAGCCTGAGCATCTTGCGATAGTTTTAGGGTAAGCATTAAATCGAGGGCGCTTTGTGCGTCCTTTGTTTTTGGAGAGCAACATGCCACAGATGAAAACAGTAAAAGTTAAGCCGTGGTCAAAAGATCAAGGTGACTATGTGTTAATCAATGAATTGGATTTTGATTCAAAGATTCATGCGCTCTACGAGGAAGCAGAGCAAAAAGAGTCAGCTAAACGTCAAACCAGAACTGTAAAACCAACGGAATAATCACTATGAGCTTTATTACCCTTGAAGAAGCTGAGCAAATTTTAGGGGCAGACTTTGCGCCAGCTGGTGATAAAGCTCGCCTCATTCTTTTATCAAATACATGGATGAAAAACGAAGTCGGCTTTATTCCTAATCTTGTTGATGATCTGTTGAAGCAGGCAGCCTGCGAGATCATCAAGGGCATTCAGGCTGGTGTGATTTATTCAGGTATTGCCCGGCAGACAACCAGTGAAAGTGTAAAGTCTGATACGGTACAGG